AAATATCTCTAATCCCTTTTATGCTATTAGTATAGCTTTCGGGCAGGCTGCAGTAGATATGAGTGGGAAAGTCCTTACAGCTTATGGCAGTGTATATTGTATGGACCCTGAGAACTTATATTTGGGTGATATATATGCTGTCTGCCCTGATGGTGGGCTACTGTCAATTAGTGAAGAGGTAAGGAGTAGTTAAATGCTGTTCAATCCTTATGACGATACTAACCTATTAGCTCTCATTGTTGTTCTCAATAATCTCCTTGACGATATTCTCGAAGATACAGAAGCTATCAGAGCGACTACTGATAGCGAGCCTGTACTGTCTGAACTATCTAACGAAATGACTACCGATGGGACGGAGCAAACTATTGTTACGGAAGAGTCGCCGGCAGGTATATTAGAGCCTAGATGTTTCAAACTAGATTTTACTAATCAGACTGCGGGTGAGACGGTAGTCGTCAGGACATATTACCGTATCAACCCAACTGGCGCCATGCTTGAGCAAAGTGAGACTACCTTTGCCGGAGTCCAAGACCCTATCTTGAAACTGATAGAATTAGAGCCCACCAGGTTTGGTTTCAGAATTACTATAGAAAAGACAGTAGGCGCAAACCGAGATTATGACTATGAGCTGTTTTATGAGGAGGCTCCATAATGCCACACTATGATGCTCTAGATATAAATAGAAATATAGCCCTGGACTTACCTTATCGAGAGGGTATAGGTGCTCGCACTGAGGATATAGCCCGACCGACTACTCTTGTCACCTTAGTTAATACCCCGCCGTGGACGACGCTTGACTCTCATTTAACTGTTCTATCTTATGATGGAGTTAGTGAGCATTTGAGAGCTTCAGCTGCTGATACTACACTGCTGGATTTTACTAGCGGTAATTATAGTATAGCAGGGTGGATTTATCTTAAAAGCGGTGGCGCTAGCATGTCGCAAGACTTGCTCTCAAGGTTTGTACTTAGCAATAACGGGTGGGAATTATACTCATATACCAATGGTATAATTACACTACGGCATCACCACGCCGCCGGTGCTACTACCAGGACAGGCGCATATTCCTTAAATTGGGCTTTCGATACGTGGTATTTTATAGGTGTATCAAGGGACGGCACGTCAGCTCAATTTTACCGAGGCACTATTGATGGTAGTTTTTCTGCCGTTACTACGATAAGCGATGCACTAATCGACCCCGAGGCTTGCGTGTCAAATCTCTATATCTCATGCAACAATGGCGCAACGGGTAATTTCCACTACGGTATGAATTGGCGTTGGAGGATATGGTTCGACCGAGTTGTTGCTGAAGCTTCTTTTAAGCAGATATATGAAAAAGAATTAAGGTGGTTTCAGTCATGACTATAGATTTGGAGGGTAAATTAAACCGAACAGTTGATGCTATCAGCCACGTTTCTTCAATCTTTCCAGATGATACCAGTAAAACGTGTACTCTCACAGCTCACCTCAATGCTCATACTTAGAGCGCATGGGCTGAAATTGTTGACAGTGCAGCCGGTACTTTTTCAAGTAAATTTGCTACGGCTCCTGGGCATATAACATCCATGATTATTGAGACAATCAGTGACAACAATGCTATCTATATGATGGAGATTGCATGGGGGGCGGCTAAAGTTTTGGTAACATCTGGTAGGTTCGCAGGCGCAGGCAAGTTTCAAGCAGCAAACTTTCACAAGCGTTTCTGGACACCTCATTTCCCGGCAGGACAAACGATTTATTACAGGATGAAAACGGAGACAGCGGTAGCTGATGCCTGTACTATACATTTTAGATACCATACCCATTAAGGAGTAGAAAAGATGGCACATACTTATGATTTAACAACTCTAATCGGCAAAGTAAGGCTTAAGATAGGTGATAGGGATATTGTCCCAATTACTGATGCCCAATTTAGCGATGAGGAAATTCAGGTATTCTTGGATGAGGCCGGGGATGATATACTTCTAGCTGCTTCCCTTGCCCTTGAAGCCTGGGCGTCAAATATCACAGACAGTCTCAAATCTGAGAAGATAGGTGACTATGCTTACTCAATGGACAGCGCTGGTAGAAAGATTGAGCTAGCTAAGAAATACAAAGCCGAGTCAGATGCCGCTCCAGCAATGGGCTGGTCGTCAATGGCACTCGAAGATGTGGGTACTGATTTAGGGACGGAGATGGCCGAATGAGTTATACATCACTGCTTGTAAATATCTGTACCGTGGAAAGAGACACACCGGGTGCAGCTACGGACTATGGCACTCCATCCGAGAATTGGGCAGCTCATTTGACGGATGAGCCTTGTAGAATACAGGCTATATCTGGGGTTGAAATCGTGGTAGGGGCTAAAGTAGTTATAGCCAACTATAAACTATTTATAGGAGATGTCGATATTACTGAGCAGGATAGAGTCGTTATTGGTGCGGTTACTTATCAAGTTTTACTCGTCTCGGATAGGCAAGATAGCTCTGGTGTCCACCATATAGAATGTTTGATGAGGACTGTCAGATGAAGATACTATGGGAGCTCTGGGTGTTCTTTATAGAAAGCAATGGCTTCCGCAATTCTTTTATCCTGGAAGAATTCACACATCTCAAAATCTTTTATTAGAGATGGGAAAGCTTTCTTTATTCTGCCCAATATATTAGTATTATCATAGCACATACTTTCATTGTCGGCTATACTTGCCCATCCCAAAATTGTAACTGCATCTTTTATGGTAATTTCCATGAATATCACACTCCTTTCTTTAATAATAAAACTATTTCAGGGAAAATACAAGAGGTAATTATGAAGATTAGTGCTGATGTTATAATAAACTCAAAATTTAAAGATGTCGAAGAAAAAGTCCAGAGGGCGACTGAGGGTGCATTGAAAGATGTGGTAACTGAGATTACCTATGATACGATTGCAAATAGCCCTCATCAGCATGGTACAAATAGACGTTCAATTAGAATGAGAATTAATGGGCTAGTTGCTGAAATATTTAGCACTTCAGGCTATGGCGGATACTTAGAAGTTGGCACAGTGAAGATGCCAGCCCGTCCATATTTCAGGCCAGCCTTTGACCGTAATATTCGGAATTTTGGGAAATATCTTAAAGAGAGGTTACAGTGAATGAAGACACGAATGCGATAATCTATCAATACCTAATAGACCAAGATACTTTGACAGATATAGTCGGTACTAGGATATACAACCCAGCATTACCAGAGAATGTTATTTTACCGGCTATTAGTTTTTTAACTATTGGTGGGCTTGATGATGAGTATATCCCCGGTTTACTTGGTCCCAGTATCCAGTTCGACTGTTGGGCTAAAAATGAAGTCGGGCTACTCGGACCTAAAGGTGCTCGTAAAGTATATCGGGCACTCCATGCTGTTTTACAAGGGAAGCAGAACAAGATTGTCTCGGTCGGTGGCACTAATTACAAAATTAAAAGTAGCAGAATAGAAGTGTCGGGGCAGGATATGCAAGATGTTGAAGTGCCTACTATGTTTAGAGTAAGGACATCATTTGCTTTTATAATAGATGCTGAATAATAAAGGGGGTTATTATGATAGAAGAAAAGAAAGAGGAGTTCAAGGTAACAGAGAAGGTAGCCGCTGCAAAGCTACCGAAACTTACGCCTGAGCAGCTCGCATCTCGTGAGCTGGCACACCAAGTCAAGATTGCCAAATTCCAAGTAGGGGGTGACTTTTAATGGCGAAGACAATTAGTAATGTATTAGTAGGAGTAGCTGCACTGGAAGCAGGCCATTCGCCATCCGGCGCTAAAGCTGAATGGTCAGAAGAGAGACTTATTACGGGTTCGCATGCCATAAAACTTTCCAAGCCTGCCACTGGTAATTATGGGAGTACTCATGTCCAAATAACAGCATCGGGGAATGCCGCCGCTCAGACCCTAGCTGATTTTGACGCCCAAGCGTTATTGTGGGGATATTCCCATTGCCGTTCAGTAACTCCCGGAGTTGCATGGTGGATTGGAATGGAGCTGAGGTTTGAAGACCCGAATAGTAATAGTTGGGTTGATGTAACTACTACTGCGCCGGTAATAGCTGGCACAGATGTCTGGGCAGTTAGGACATTCGCTGGTGCCGTTGATACCTGTTATTATGGCGGATGGAGTGAACTGGACGGCTCATTCTCGAATTGGGTGCCACAAGTAATAACTGGTGTAGCCGCTGATGTAGCTCTCAAAGCTCCAAATCAAACTCTGGTCACAGCAGTTGCGACATGGGTGCTGACTAGAGTCAGGCTCGAACTCTGGGAAACTGCCACTGAGCGTCAGTGCTATGTTGACGATATTGTTATTGATGGTGTCACTTATACCCTAGAGCCAGGTGCTGCTGCTACCGCAGGAATTAGGCTAGGCGCTCCGTCAACTGAGCTTGGCTATACTGAAGATGGTGTCACAATGGAATACACCGCAGATGAGACAGATATTGAGGTTGACGAAGAGACATTTCCTATAGATAGGGCACTTACCAAAGAGACGGTTGCTCTAACTGCTAACTTAGCAGAAGCTTCTCTCTATAATCTCGATGCTGCAATGGCTGGCAGTTTACTATCCGGGGGTATAATCAAGCTCGGAGCCGGGACTAATAAGAAGATGGAGCTTATTCTGACTGGAACTAATCCAGCCGGATACCTCAGACAGATTATACTGCCATCGTGCACTGCTACTGGGACAGTAGGAACGCCATACCAAAAGAGTGGCAAAACTATTGTACCTGTGACGTTCCAAGCATTAAAGACAGCCAATAATCCGGCAGTAACTATTGTCGATAATGCTCTCTAAGAAATAATTAAAAAGGAGCAAGAAGATGGTTGAAAAGACTAAGCGGACGGAAGATGAAAAACTTTCGTCCGCTCTAATTGATGTAGAGCTTGGTGGGAAAACTTACCAAGTTAAACCCCTTGTTATAAAAGAGTCCAGGGCATGGAGACAAGAAGCAGGGACTTTCCAGGCCAGCATAGTGAAATTCGCTAGTGTAAGCTCCGAGAATGCAGAAGAGTTTGAAGCTGCATTGAAAGAGTTACTTGTTGGCAGGATTGACCAGATAATTGACTTATTTTTCAAGTATGCCAAAGACTTAGACCGGAACGAGATAGAAATGACTGCCACTGATGCTGAGATTGCGGCTGCATTTGAAAAGGTGGTGGCAGTAGCTTTCCCTTTCGGGTAAAGCCAGAGGATAACGGAGAAGAGTATCTTTCATCTAGTGGGGTATTCGAGCTAGTACTATCCGAATGGCATTTAACACCTGAGTATATCATGAATAACTGGACGGATGAGTTGTTTGACCTTATGTTGCAGAAACTTATCGAAAGAAAAACTCATAAACCAAAACCAGTAGAAGCAAAGGTTAAAGACAATATCCTGTTCAAACAAGCTAAAAACTTAATCGAGGTAAAGAAACGTGGCGATTGAAGTAGGCGATGCAATACTCAAAATAAAAGGCGACTCCAGCCAGCTTAACCAAACCCTTAATCAAGTAGAGCAAAGGACGCAAAGCTCTATGCAGAAGATGCAGAATAGAGTGAGGATGGCTGGTGTGGCATTTACGGCTCTAGGCGCAGCTGGGCTTAAAATAGCTGACTCAGCCAGAAAAATGAATGCTCAGTTGGGTATAACCGCTTTGAGCTTGGGAGTTACGACAAAGGAAATGCGAGACCTTGCTTTGTCAGCTACCAACGTCACGTTTCCTCTCGAAGAAGTGACAGCTTCATTCGACCTATTAGCTCGCTCTGGTGAGACAGATACCGAAGTTATAAAAGAAGTAGCTACCGCATTTGATACACTAGGAGATGCTACTGGTAATTCAGCCAGTAAAGTCACTTCAATTATGATACCGGCCATGAAGACATTTCACCTTACGGCAGAAGAGGCGGCTAATAAAATTGACATGATGACATTTATGACCAGGAATAGCACGACTACACTAGAAGATTTTAACACGATGGTTGGCTATACATCTCAGGATATGGTTAAAGCAGGACTTACTATTGACGATATGGCAGCTGCTATGATGTGGATGGCAGACAATGGTATCGCTCCTGGAAGAGTAATGCTGAGGGAATGGAATAAAGCTGTTACTCAATCTGAAAAAGAAGGTATAGCTCTAACTGAAGCACTCGGAATGACTAATGTAGAACTGAATAAATACAAGGGTAATTTAGATGGCGCTACTGGAGCGGCTAAAGCATTCGCTGATGAAGCCAACAAACAATATGGGTTTATGGACAAACTGAAGCAAAAATTTAGTGAACTTTCGCTCAAGCTGGGGACATACCTCGAACCACTAGAGTCAGTTATGGCTGGCATGACAGCTCTTGGCCCACTACTACTGATGGCCTCAATGAAAGTAGAATTATTGACAGTAGCATACTGGAAAAATACCGCTGCCAGTATAGCTCATAAAGTAGCTCTAATCGCTGGTATCGTCGCTACCAAAGCTGCCGCAGTTGCTCAATGGGCTTTGAACGCTGCTATGAGTGCTAATCCTATCGGGCTTATTATAACCGCTATAGGTGCGCTAGTCGCTGCTGCCATCTGGATGGTAAAAAATTGGGATAAGGTTGTCAAATTTTTCGAAAGTGCATGGGAAAAGATTAAGATGCTTTTCTGGCAAGGGACCGAAAAGGTACTTGGAATAACTGAGAAACTGCTCGGCTGGATACCTGGGCTCGGTGACAAAATAAAGAAACTCCGCGAGAATTTCCGTAGTATGATAGATGCTGAGGAGATTAAGCGTGAGGCAAAAGATGCTTTTGAGTTTACCGGGAGTGAAATCGAGGGTATGACAGATAAGATAAGGGCAGAGCTTGAAGCTCAGAAAAAGGCTAAACTGAGTGCCCTTGATGATGAACGGAAAGTCGCTGAAGAGCAGCATGCCGACGCTATAAAACGAATTAAAGAAGAATACGGCGAAGCAAAAGAGAATATAAGGAATAAAATCGACTTAGCTAAAGACGCGTCAAGAGCTGCCAAAAATATGATTGACGATGAGCTAGATATTGCTCGTAAGGCACATGACGAAAAAATATCTATGTTGCAAAGTGAATATGACCAGAAAATACGCACAATAAACGCTGAGACCGATGCTGTTATTTCTGATTTACAACTCCAGATTGATGCTTTGGACAGGCTGACAGAGCAAGAAGAGCGTACTCTCAAAGAGCAGTCCAGGCTAAAGAAGCAATCTGAACTAGAAGAGGCCGTCACAGCTGCTAGCACTGTCGAAGAAAAAATGAAAGCTGATGATGAGCTTTCTAAGTATCTGACCCAAGTAACAAGAGAGAGACTACTAGAGAGTAGGAAGGACCAAAAGGATGCCCTGAGAGACAGGATTACAGCTATACAATTAGACGCGAAAGCAGTAAAAGACCGACTTTCAAAGGAACTAGAAGAAAAGAGGGCGCACGAGGCTAGTTTATTCTCCGAAGTCGAAACTCGGCTAGAACGCGAGAAAGCAGAACTCGATATAGCCCTTGACAATGAATTAACCCGGATAGATAAAGAGAGGGAAGCGGCTAAGAAGGCTCAGGATGATATTCTAGCAGCCACACTTGACCGACTAGATGTATCAGAGGCGGGACTTATTGACCACTATGCCAAACAGTTAGAAGAGACAGCTCTATATATAGCAGCTACTAATGATTTGACAGCACAACTCCAAGACAGGACTATTACTGTCACTACTGTACAGAATGTTGTAGCTCCTCCTCTAGTTTATACTCCTACCCCATCGGCTCCAGCCGCTCCGACATTCCCCGAAGGCCCACCGTCTCTACAG